CTATAATGTGCTTTGTGAGAAATCTAAATCATAATGTATGTTACCTTCTTTTTCTTTAAAAAAATTACCAATACAAATAAGTTCAGGAAAATCTGAAGTCCAAAAAGATACAGATTTTGTCGGTTCAGAAGAAAAATCCATTGTTAACAATAAAGATTTAGCCTTTTCTTCGCATAACTTTTTTAGCACTTCGAAACTATCGGTCGTTTTTCCAATGCAAATTTGTTGATTTGAATTATTCATATTACGCTTGTTTTTATATTTGTTGAATGTATTATCTGTTTGTTTTTTCTCTTCCAAAGTTACATCAATTCCTACAATCTCACAGTATTTAAGGAAGTTTTTCAAGTTGACATTCTTCCCACTTTCAATGGCAATGACAGTCCCAAAATTCATACCCTGTTTCCAGATATTATATTGGGTCAATCCCTTTTCTTCGCGAATCTTACGCACTTGTTTCGATAATTCTTCTATTGTCATACTCCTATTAATTCCTTCTTTATAGCCTCTAAAAATGCGATAGATGTTAATACCGTATTCCTATAATTATAATCACTACCTGCTGCAATTGCATTCTTACGACCGTCTAAAATCAGCGTATCAATGAACAACACCATTTGCCGAACCGTAATATTTCCGATGTCTGCCGAGAATGTCGATAGCGATGTATAATATTTCATAGCCTGTTTCAAAAGGCCTCGTATTTTAGTCTTATCAGGATTTTTACCTGTAATACGCTTAATGCTGATTTTTGCGGAGAGATTCGACCCCGACAATCCGGGCTCTATGCGGTAATCCTCTCCGACTTCCTCGACAATACCGTTTATATACTCAACAATGGCTATAAAGCCATTGTCTATGTCCGAACAGTATATGAAGTCGACTTCTCCGAACTTGTGCGCCCGGTTATGGTCTACAATGAATAATGGAAATTCCCTTTTCATTCTTCGTCCTCCTCGTCGTCATCGACTTTAACAAGATGTTCAAGATCTTCGCTTATATACCCTTTATACTCCCTTATGGCTTCCAATTCCGAGTCGCTGAGGTCGTCTATATCCTCTATCTCGATAGTATAATATCTGTCATAATCACCATCGAAGTCTATCTCTCCTGTTCTTCCGTTCTCGTCGTCCTCACTAACGACAGTGCCCACTTCGTCTGCAATATAGGGCTTGCAGAACCTTCCATGCTCGTCCCTGTCTTTCGTGAACAAGCGATCTGACAACATGCTACACACATCTGAGAATGTTTTTTCTCCGATAAATTCAAAGTGGCCGGGGTTAAAGAATCTGCCTCCTCGGCAAACATGAAATGATAATACCATTGTTCTTTTTGTTTCCATATATAAGTAATTTTTATTTATAATCATCTAGCCCATACAGGGGTATAACAATCTTCAAGATTTATGTTATTCTCGATCGCCGCACAGGCAAGTATCCATGCTTGCTTACTCGACATGTTGGCAATCTTGAAACTCGGATAGGTGCATTTTTCATCAATCGTCTTTGCCACATTGGAGGCAAAAACATTCAGGTTGATTATCCGGGACAAGAACCGATAGAACGGATTGAAGTGCATCTCATACGAATTGTTATTATTCCATCTTTCATAGCTAGCAATCTGTTGAAGTCTGTTGGATAATTCCTGAGCTTCTTTGTATTGTTCTGTACCTTTCTGTAACATGACTCTATTTTAATTGGTTACTGTTTGTTTTTGATTACATGGTAAAGATACTCCATTTTATTGTATATACAAAATATTGTAGTATAAATGTTTTATGATTTATCAATATTTAACAAAACGAATGATGTGGAAAATTTTCCTCATTATTTTATACGATATAGTCTATTTTCGTATAGTTGTGGAAGATTTTCCGCAAAAATGATTGACATAGAATTAAACACGAATGCCGGAGCTTCTCACCCCGGCATTTCCCTGTTCATCATTTGCATTTCCGAATATTCCTTTGAAATTTTCGCCTCATTCTCCTGTTCAAAAGACCGTTATCGGCAAACCGATTCAAGGTATCCTTCTCTTCCGGCGAAAGCAGGTTATAAACCTCCTTCCTCGACTTGCCGGAACAGATGGCTTGTATGATTTTAGCTATCTCCATGTATTTCCCGAATTAATTTCTTTCTGCAACACTCACATAGGAACTTCTTCGCCACGGGGAACATCTTCTGCCCGATATATCCCCGAAGGTACTGTTCTTCCTCCCCGTAAGGGTCAATGCCGAACGTCCGGGATATATGCCTGCACAAATGCCCCTTTTCATGGTCCCAAGAGTTTTGGAACTGTTCGGGACTCGTCGTCATGGCAATTACCATCACCGTCCGTCGATGCTCGAAATTGGAATAGGTAAGTCCTGTATTCAAGTTACCGGACGACAAACTTCTGAAAGCATTTTCCAGATTACTCCCCGTACAACCGATCCGTTCCAGCTCCCGGAGTATGGTGTTTGTCCAGTAGGTGGTAACGGCGTAAAAAACCCTTACGTGCCAGTCGTATTTCGCTATGTAGAAATCCTGAACAATCATGTTTTATAACATATCTTCCCACATAATCGGAGTACCCGAACCTATACAGTCGGCATAGAAACGAGTAAAGGGCAATCCGTCGTAACCGTCAGGGTCGTCGATATAGTCCTTTACAAACAGAGCCAAATGGGTATCGTCGGGAATCGATGATTTCAAATAGTCGGCCTTCCCCATATTGGCGACAAATACATGGTCGTACCCTTTGGACTTTTCCAATTTCACGCCCGCCTGTGTCAAGATGACCTCCACATCTTCTTTCGAAAGGGCTTTTATCTCTTCCTTCTTTCCGGTGGCCTTGTTTTCGGCCTTCATTCTGGAAACCGCCCACTCGCACATGTTCTTGGAGAAGTGCCAGCCGTATCGGGAAAGGTACTCCGTCATGCCGGAGGGGAAAATATCATAAATGTCTAATCGTTGGTTCATAACACTGCTTTTTTATGTTTTTGAAAAGAGAGGGGATTTCTCCCCTCCCGATTAATAGAACTCGCCGTTGGCACGTCTGCGTCTGCGTTCCCCCATTTCGTCATAGTACGAAGGAGGATAACCGGGAGCATAACGGTTGTTCATTCCACTGGAAGAACCTCCGCCATAATTCCCGCCGCCGTAACTGCCGCCATTATTGCCACGGAAGCCCATATCGCCGCCCTGCATTTCCCGCATGGCAGCTTCATAGCCTTTCTTGTAGCCGTGCTCGCAACCTTCCTTGTAGGCCATTTCGAGCTCTCTACCGCCGCGTTCATTGAATCCTTCATATCCACGGCCTTCTTCTAATATTGACCACATTCCCATATTACTTTTTGTTTTTAGAAGTTTCAGAAACACTGAGCTGTTCCATCAGTTTTTTGTTCATGGCCATTAGGTCGGCCATGCTTCTGCTCATTTCGGACATCTGCCCTTTGAGGGTGGCAATCTCCTGCTCCTGCCTTTGCTTCTCCGCAAATTCGGGATTCAAAACTGTCAATATCTTGTCGCACCCGGCAATCACGTTCTCGTGGTAATTACGCCGGTTCAGTTCGTCCAAGCTCTTTTGCCGGATAGCCGACACTTCCGAGTTCATGGCCTCTCTGGAACAAGATATGACGATGTTGCCGTTTTGCCCGAAGTCAGCGATGTCCGCACCTGCCGGCAAGTTCTGGAACGTGGTGTTCTGCCCGTTCACGCAGACCACCACGTCCACCACCATTTCCATCTGGGGTATCTGCCCGATAGGTGTCGGCATGGGGTACTTGGGCTTCGCAGCCGAAACGCTGACGACGGAGCCTATATCCACTAAGGGATTTTCGTCCTTATGAAGGATAAATAACTGGTTGTTTGCTCGAAGATTCTGAAACATAGTTTTTTTTGATTTAATGGGACTGCCCGATAAAAGGCAGCCCCGTGTTAATTATTTGCTTTTGGCAGCGACGTTGGTTGCCGCCGTCGCCGTAGTAGGTCTGTACCCACCGTTGACAAGGTACACTTCATTGGTGTACTTGTTGTAATGGATTTCGTAGATCCCCGTACCGGCGATATTCTCTACCGTCACCGGCTCGTTGTTGTAAGCCAGCAGAGGTCTCGTGTCCCCGTTCGTCCCGATGAGAATGGGAAGCGTTGCGGTCGTTCCGGCGGGTATAGCCTGACGGAGATTGATATAGAATCCTCCCACATAGTCCCTGTTCCGGAACGCATGGTTTGGAAGTTCCAAAGTCACGTTCTCCGTGCCGACCGTCACCGCCACCGTGGGCAGCGTGTTGAAATTCGCCCTGCCCAGCGTCGGGAACGGAAAGGGAAACCCTGTAAAAAAGTTAGGCCACATATATACCTCCTTTCTTACTGGAATTAACCCCAGTAGTTGTTGCAACCGCATCCGTAACCGCTGCGTCCGTATGCGACATCGCCCGCATAAGAACCATAAGCGGCAGCCCGGTACAAGTCCGTGTTTACAGCCTGAATGTTCGGATATACCACAGGAACGGTATTGGGCAATTTACACTTGATGCCGTCCACGTCGCTTTGGAGAGCCTGCAAACCGGCAGCTAGGGGAGCAATCTGTTGCCCTACCGCATTGAGAATGGTCGCATTCTGGTTCCGTTGGGAGATTTCAGCCGCCAAAGTAGCCTTCTCTGCCGTCAAAGCGGTGATCTTGTCCTGTAAAGCCTGAGTTTGGATAGAATCCAGCTTCGCCAAAATGGCACGAGTGTTCTCATTGCCGCTGTCCACGAGGGAGTGGGTTTGTTCCGAGGTGGCGATACGGGTTTCATATCCTTGTCTCTCGATTGCGTTTTGCGTCTTGCAGCAGCAATCGGCGATTTGAGTCGCCAGCGTACAATTACTCGATTGAATGCTGTTGATGATCTGTTGTGCGGACATGCCCACTTGGTTGCCGACACCTTGAATCAAGCCCTGAATGTTGCACAAGGCAGATTGTAACTGTTGGGTAGAGCAGTTCAAGGACGAGGCGAGTTGGTTGATGGCATTACCGTTCCCTTGAATGGCCGACATCAGGTATTCACGTCCGACATCGCCGTTCAGCTCGGCAGGAAGCCCGCCCCGGTTGCCAAAACCTCCGAATCCGTTACCGCCCCAGCAGAACCACAGCAAGATAATCCAAATCCACCACATGCCTCCGCCCCAAGCGTCCTGATTGTTCCTTCCCTGATTGAGAAGGGCCAAGAGTCCGGGATCGACCCCTTTACCGCCCATCAGGTTGGGCAATAAAGCCATGATGTCGAACTTGCTTCCGCCACCATTGGGCTCTTGATTGAAAACATACGTTCTTTCCATATAGATATAATTGATGGTTACGGCCAATATCGGCCGCATACAAACGTATGGCTATTGCCGTTGCTATCCTCGGATTTCGGTGGCTATCCTGTTGCAGACCCGTTGATTTGTCGTTGTCAGGATAAAACTTCCCGAACACCGCTGTTTCAGGCTGTTTTTCAATTTATTCACTCCCTGTCGGGTCATGGAAAGATAAGCGGCGGTGTTCTCCTCGGAGAAGCCGAGCGATACCAACGCACAGATGAGCAGACAACGTGCGTCGACCGCATTTTTGTTCGCCCCGTTGATCAATTCGCCGTAACACAGCTCACATTCCTCGCAAACGATTTGCAAGACGTGTTCAAAGATTTCATTGGTTTTCATATCTCTTGCCTTTTAAATATTTGTTAAATTATAGGTTGTTGACACAATAAAAAACATCACGTTCCTGTTTAAAGGCTGTGAAAGCCTCGTAACATTCCCCGTGATGTTGTCTCTTGTTAGTTTTGGAAGAGCAGCAAGAGATTGAGGCTTTCCTCTTTATACTCCGAAGCCCCGGAAGGAGTCGTAAATCAAATTATATCAAGAAACCCAGTCCTTTCAATTTTGTTATCAATTTCATGATGTAAGGGACAAGCAGCAAGACAATGCCACCGAGTGTCCACCAGCACCATTGAGGAGTCTTGTACTTTACTACCTCGACGGGGTAGGGTACTTGTATGCTGTCCGTCTTGGATATATACAGCGTATCGATTCTGTCCTTGAACCTGTATATGTACTTGTATTGGAACTCCCGTATCGTGTCTCCCGATTTCTCGATGAAAACACTGTCCCGCATGTATATGGAATCGAGCTGCACCCGGTTCAGATACACCGTGTCGCTCTTTGTCGTCTCCACAGGAACATACACATGTCTGGTACAACTCGTCGCAGCCAAGCCGGCCAAAAACAACAATAGGAATACGATATGTCTCATAGGCTCAGTATTTGTCATAATATCCCAATTGAATCATTCTTTCCTTGTTCCTTCTTGGAGATATACCGGTAATATGTGCCCATGAATACCCGGAAATAATATCGTAGATAGTAGAAGGAGAAACATCAAAGCGTTTCGATATTTCTTTATAAGATAACCCCGACTGGCTTAATTTTATAATTTCCCTCACGCATTTTTCTGTGAGTTTAGATTGCGTATTCTTTTCTCCAAAATGGGAATCGTGTAGTACATCGAATCTGTGCTTTTGATTTTCTGATGGGGTAACCCATTCCAAGTTGTCGACTATATTATTGTATTTATTACCGTCGATATGGTTAACTTGTGGCTTATTATACGGATTAGGGATAAATGATAACGCAACAATTCTATGGGCTAAACACCTTCCATGCTGTTCTCCTGCTTTGGGGATATCATAATGCAAATACCCTCCAATTTTTATAGGTTTAATTTTTTTATAATTAGAATTATATACATTCCCATATCTATCCACATAATACTTTTTATTAAAAGGTATAGGTATTGCCCCATTATTAAGCATAACTTGTTTTCTTTTCTCCTTTTCCTTTGCTTTCTTTGTTTTAATTAGTACAGAGTTGCATCTGACTTGTCCCGATAAGAAATGACAATATTTAGTTTTTCTTACCTCACCACTCCCATTAAGAAACAATATATCAATATCATTACATTTTCGATATGCAATAATTTCCATTTTTATCCCTTGACAATTGATTGATGTTTCTCCAATCCTGAAAATTTTGGTGTCTTCCTTTCTCATACTCACATAATTATTATACTATAAATATACAAATAATTTATTTTATATGCTAATAATCAGTGATTTAAATGTAGAATTTCACTTCTATTATCATGCATTGATGAATAGCTTACATGAATCCATTTATAATTATATTCAATCAACTGGTCGAAGGGAAGGTTATCCCGAATCAACTCGAACAGCTTCTTGTTCTCCTCCTTGTTCCCTGCCGTTATATCCGCCGCCTCGCCCCTCATGTGCTGGCTGTTTTTCGCACCACCCACGGCGGCATTGAGCTTGGGACAACGATAGCCCGAATTGACGGTTATCGCCTTCCCGTACATCTCCCGCAAGGGGTCTAAAACATGGGTGACAAGGTTCGACAACTGGGCCGACGCTTCGGGAGTAGGGGTATTGTCTATACCCAATTTATCGGCCGTTGAACTCTTTGTGAGTTCTTTCATCGTGAAGTATTTCATATCCATTATTCATTTTTGGCGACAAAAAAAGCGGTGACTTTTTTAGAATCACCGCTTGAAATGAATGTATGTAACTATAATTTAATCTCTGTTTTCAGGAAGGTTCTTTTTATTTCCTTTTTCTTTTTGATAATACATAGGTATACTTTTCAATCCATCTATATGCTCATATAAGTTCGGTTCTATATGTTCTGAGTGCATAGGATCAAGAACAAAATCAATTCCTTCGCGCCTTGCTAGCTTTGCTGCTGGTACAAAATCAGAATCCCCAGATATAAGGACTATCTTATCAACAAATCTTTTTAATGAAAGAGAAGCAATATCAACGCCGATTTTCATGTCTATACCTTTTTGCTTTAATTCGTAATAAACATCGGTTTCTTTAATTTCTTCTATTGATATTTCTTTTCTTAACAAGGATTTCATTACATTGTCAAACAATTTCCATTGTTTGCAATCCTTTATATATCCAAGTCTCAATGCAACCTTCCGTTTTTTCTTTAATTCATTTATCAATGCATTACGGCGTATGGACTCTTCTGTTTTAGAGAAGTCAATACATTTTTTTGATATTGGATTATGGATTTTTTTGTTGAAAGGAATACAATCATAATAAAATATTCTATATAGATAGTTATTCTTTCCTACATGTGAATGTGAAATTGTATATAAATCGTTAGCTATTGTTTCTGGTTCTTTTTTACCGGATTTATTATAAAGTATGTTATATCGTTTTATGAAATATCCACCATCAATTAAAATAGCTACTCTTATCGGTGTTTCTGTGTAAGATGTTCCTCTATGATTTACCATTATCCTAAATTAAAAAAAATGGCCTTTGGTAAAGCTTATCCGTTATTAAGAAGGGACAAACGTAGGCCAAAGGCATAATTATGTTGCTGCAAACATAATGATAAAAATTTCTTTTTGCAAATAAAATTTCTTTTTTGCCCAATATTTAACATTAAAACGGTGATTCCAAGAAGTCAAAGAACGCTTTCCCGTCGCCGGGTTATAAAAATTCATTTTTTTTCGTCAGGCAATCCAAACCTCGATTTGAATCACCAGCCCTCCCAGTATGGTAGCCAGCAGGTCGGCATACGACCAAGCCCCCGGCTTCCTCCACTCGTCGACAGCCTCCTTGATACAGCCCGCTATGGCAGAGAACAGCACACAATATTCCGCCGTCGCACCTATCACGATGGCGAAGAAAGAGGCGATGACACCTCCTGCGATAAAATGCAGTAGCTTGTCGTGGGGAATAGACAATAACAACCCTTTGATTCTTTCCAAAATTTTCTTCATATTATTCGTTATTTAATCGGTGATAAAAATCGAGCTTGATACGGTCATAGACAGAAAATACATTGGTTTTAGCCCTGTCATCGTTCACCGTATGGGCATATATCTCGTTCTCGACAACCTCTGCCACCCAGTCTATCCATTCAGGATTGGTATAACATGAAAGACGTTTACCCCGATAGGTAAAGTAGTCGAAACGGCTGTTCCTGTCCTCGTACTGGTTCGTGAGATTTCCGATAATTTTTTCATGCGTCCTATTCCTGTCGGATATATGGTTTTCCTTCCTAACTTGTTCGATAATTTCCAAAACCCGTCTGGCGGAAAGGTTGAAAAATTCACTCGTCATGTTCTTTATCCGAAGCTGCGTTTCCGGTCTAAGACCTTCCGATATGTCGGACAACATGTTATTCTGGTCGTTCGTCTTTTCAATAAGCTCTTTCAGGGATTCTCCATAATCCTCCATACTCTTGGTGATAATCGACTTGAACCACTTGAAGCAGGCCACCATCATCATGGCAGACAACACCAAGAAGAATGCTGCGGTCATCACCAAGAACCCCTGTTCGCTTATCCCTCTGGCTACCTCCGTAGCCTCGTTTATCCCTCCCATATCAATGTTTCTGTTTTTCGATTAACAATCTGGCTTCCTCTTTGCAGGATTCCGCATAGGCGTTATAAGCCTCGAACTCCTCTGCTTTCGTGTCCCTTTGCCGAAGTATCGCCAACTCCTCCGACAAGGTATATTTCCGACGGATCAATCCGTTTACCGTTTCTCCGTAGTCCATTGGTACGGGAGGTGTTTCCGTGCCGTCCTCCGTCGCTTCCGGTGCTTCTTCGTACTCATAGACTATCGCACCGTTCCGGCAATACATCACGGGTATTTTTCCGGGTATCTCTTCGGGAGATGGGATAGATTCTATTCGTATGAATCCTTCTATCAGGGTTTCGCCATAATATATGGATTCAACTTTATCGTCATTGAGCTTAATTTGTATCATAATATCTCAATCTTAATATAATCAGTACTCAAATAACACATGAAATTCCTATTCAAAAAGAACCCTGCTAAACAAACACCGTTGTTCGATATGGCAATGTCATCTTTATAAAGCAAGTTAACTCTTGCATTCGTTTTCAGATTGTCGGTCAATAACTGCGGGATATTCTTGGCTTCTCTATTTACCTTTGTCAAACAAATGACAGAAGTACCCCTTCCAAATTTGGTGTTCAAATAGTAATTATCTGAAAAATTAGTTCCGCTATAACTTGCCAGCCAAGTGTAATTGCTATCATGTGGCTGTATAAATGTGTAACTCGGAGAGCACTCATGCGAGTATATAAATACATCTTTGTCCTTTAATAATGTCACTTTTTCGGAGTAATCGAAAGAACTTAATTCCTCCAATTCCGTGCTGAATTTCATCAATTTGTTTTGTGCGCATATCGTGATAAAATCTGCATTTATATCGCACCCGGAAATCTCTCCCGAATATAGCCCGGCATCTACTAATTCGAGAGTGTTTTCGTTCAATGTGTATAAAGACTTTGAGATAGCAGAGAAACAATAGATAGTACCATTTACATTATATATTTTATTTTTTTGTTCGCTGTATGAAACAGAGTCGTTTTTGTTCGATAGCTCCGTTTTACCGGTATATCTGTTTATCTTATAAATTGTACCGTTACTATTCCCAAATTGGTAAAGATAATCGCCTTTGACAGTTATAGTTTTGCCAATCGTACACCACAATCTATATTCCCATATCAATTCGCCATTCCACGAGAGGCATAAAATTGCCTCTCCCCAAATAACTAAGTATATGTAATCTTCTTCCGCCCATATACCTATCGGCACAATATATTGTTGCTGGGTTCTGTTATATTGCAAATAAATCCTTCCCGTCCTTTCACCGGAAAACCTATTCTCTATACTTTCCGCCGCTTGGTTTGCTTTATCGGCTGCCGCATTAGCGAGAGTTGCCGAGTTGTTCGCTGCCGTTGCGGCATTCTCCGCATTTCCCGCCGCTGTGTTGGCGTTCGATGTGGCTGTGTTTGTATCGGAAATAAGTCCTTCGAGCGTAGTTTGCATTTGGGAGAAACTCGACTCTCTTAGAGCTTCCGCTTCGGCTCTCTCACTCTCTGCCGAGGCACGGCTGCTTTCAGCAGATTCCCGTTTCGCTTCTTCTGCCGTCAACGTGACACCGAGAGTCTTTATATCCGTGGCCGCCTTGTTTGCCTTTTCAGCTGCCTCATTGGCAACTTTCGCCGCCTCTGTCGCAGGACGTTGAAGATCGGCGATTTGCTCCGGCGTAAAATCGTCGTAGGTAAAAGGGTCTCCTTTATCTCCTTTTTCACCGGGCAGGGCAACCATTTCCTCCACCACGGCGGCATCGGGCACTACCACCTGCTCATGAACGATTATGCAATCACTATCTGCCATATCACTTGATGATTATATTGGTTTTGTAAACATCTCCATAGTCCCATTTGCCGTCATCGAAATCGGCATCCTCTATCCAGTAATGCCTCTCGACCGTGAGCAAGCCATAGCGGAAAGTTCCGGAATTGAATATGCCGTACAGCACGCCGTCACGGAACACACAGTTTTTACGTGTCTTTCCGTCGTAGCTCACTTCGCAACAACAACCGGCCTCGTCCTTGTAGATGAACTTAAACCTCTTCGTCTCGGCATCGATCGGGCTCCCGTTCTTGTCCTCAAAGCCAATGGTAAACTTAATATCCTCCCACGAGTATTTCTCTTCGTACTTTTTGTCACTCATCGATCAATCTCCTATAATCTTAAATATGCTACGCTTGCTTATTGGCTTTTCGCAGATACAGCATTCTTCCGAATCATTAATATAGTACAATACTTCCTCTATATATTTCAATCCGATAGAATAAGTATCATCGGCTATCATTTGTCGTTCCTTTAATTCTGTATGCGAAGAATAAGCATCGTTGTTATTCATAGTTCCAAACCTCGTCGGCAAGCTATTACCGAATTTTACGACACGTGAATAGGCCAGATAGGCAACAGCCTTCTTCAACCCTCCGATAATGCGATCTTCTCCTTTCTTCGATTTATACAAACCTCCATTTAGTAATATTGTATCTTTACTCTGCATTATCTTCTGAAATAGAGTATCTCCTACTAGATAGCGAATGTCTATATCTATCGCCTCGTCTATCGCTTTATTGGCAATTTCCTTATCTGCATAGCAAGGCCTTGCCAATGTCGATATATCAGTTGGTGTTATTAGTGCTGCCATACAACATCGATTGTATTTTAAAAGTATCAGACGTGAGTTCTCCGAATGGTTGTTCATACCAATTCTTGAATATAGATAACAAGGCTCTCGATATTGCCCTCTGCTCTTTGGTTACCTTACCCGAATAGTAGGAATAAGCGTCAGCCAATATATCACCAGAGAAGCCGAGCTTTCCTTTTCTTATTGCCAAAAATGCTTCTTGGTTGAATGCTGAATAGATATTATCTATTATGCTATCCGCCGTTACGGTAAATTCCTTATCATAATTGTTGGTCGACAAACTTATAAATTCAGGAGATTGCTCGTCAGCTCCTATCTCTATCTCTACTATCTTGCAGGCATTAAAGTCTCCCTGCAAGTTTTTCAACACAGGAGAATATTCACTTTCGTAACTCTCATGTCCGTAAGATCTCCTTTCATCGTCAAAATAATTCTCTTGAATATCTGTTCCTTTCCTTGTAATCAATGCCCCGCTCGGCAAGAAGTTATTCCGGGCGTTGCGATAACGTACATTGGCAAGTCCTTCATCTGTACTCATATCCGTGATAACAGGGTCATACACCGGAAGAGGGTAAACCATGTTGCCATTCCTCGAATACCATAACACCTGCCCCTTATAATCATTTATCCCAACCTCTTCAATTTCGGTAATTGCAGAATTGGGATCGAAAACATGAATGAAACTAATGTTCGACTTGTTGACTTGAACTCGTTTTCCATTCCTAGTCTCATCACCCGTCCAGTTAGGGTGAATGGCTATTTCTGTCACTTTACCGTAATCGTTTGGCTCTTTAAGTCTCGTTGTAATGAAGGGGATATGATGAATGTTGCGAATCTTTCCTAATACGTCATAATTGGCATGTATTGCAAAACCTCCGAACTTTGCAAGATCATTTGCTAACAATCCCAACAAGTCATCTAGTGTATCTCCGCTTTTGTTGATTTTGTAATCTGAAATTATTTGAGAGTTGAATCCATTCCCTTCTATGAAATCTGCATAGCGAGACAAACAGCCGGAGGCGATAGACGACGATGCTACCACCTCGGCTAATTTATTGGGATACAAATTATCTTCACCATAGCTCTGTATATTCAGGCTACTCAGATAATTCGTGTTAATCCTCTTTTGAGGCTCCTTTACGGCTTTTAGATTCATAGAACTCGTCAGGGATTACAGAAAACATGGTTCGCAAGCCGGGGTTATTGGTCAGATATTCTTTGGCTATATCATCGGTAAGGTTCTCATTCGTGTAAACACGTGGATCACCGAACACTTGAATCACAGCTCCGGGTTTTAATACAAATTTCGATTTCTCTTTCATCTTCTTGTTCCTTTTTAAATAAGTGAATGTTTCAATCAATGCATCTCTATGCTTGTCCTTGCAGTTACATTTCCGAACTTCTTTTTTCAAGGATTCTTTATAGAGTTTCTCGATCGTTCGATTATCCTCCTGCGATAGGGAGTTTATTCTCCCCATCAACTCGGAGGATAATTTCATCGCTTCTTCATAGGTCATACACTGGAAGAAGGATTAACCAACGAATTAATCATCGCCAGCGTCGCTTCATAACTGGTCTTGAACAAATAAACTTCTGCCACAGGGCTTTCAGTTTCAGTCATGGTAACCTGCCAGCCACCTTGTGTATCCGAGCTATACGGGTCACGAGTCGCTGCCGTTGCGAACATGCCTTGTTTGATACCGAAAACTTCAAAGGAACTGTCTCCCTTCGCACCTTGTGTGGCACTAAGATTCTTCCATGTGTTTTCGAGAATCACGACATACTTACCATTGAACAAGGGGTCTATCACTGTTTCAGCAATCTTGGGACCTTTGTTCAATATCGTAAATTGGACATTTTTAGTTACCGTATTGGAAATTGTTCCAACGGCCAGTTCAGAGGTTGATCCTGTATATGGCGTATTTCCTCTTTGAACGATTTCATAGGCCTTTTTCCCGTCTTTTAGAACAAGGTCGGAAATCGTATTCGCACCAGAAAAGGTGGTGGCCGTAAAATCGATGTCGTCCCAGTTAATAATTATTCCTTTGTGCTCATACCCCTTTGTAATAGGATCGTTACAGTTTGGAACTATTCCTGCCGAAATCAAACTAACACAGTCTGTTGCCATTTCATTTTCCTTTCTTAAAAAATTATTTAGCATGCTACTTGAACTAACTCATCTTCTGCGATTAAAGTACCGAGGTCTCCTGTCGAATAAATTTGAGTTTGTCGTTTTTCACGATTGAAGAAAATATCCAAATCTGAAATCAATTCTCCGGGAGCCCCCACAAGTAAATTCTTCGGCGAAGTGTAAACAGCTCGGTGAGGAATGTTCAACTTCGTCTTATCATTTTGATATTTTTGAATCATTCTATCCCAAATCGATACGGAATAAATAGGAACACCATTGTATTGCGCCATTTGAACACCATCGAAGATAACTTCCCACGGCATTATCGTGCTGTAAGTCTTCTTCACATCTTGCGTCAATGCGTCTGCCAATGATTTTGTCATAAAAATAGCTGCCCCATCAAGGGTAGAAATTCTTGGGTCTGCTTCCATCAACATGGAGTCTACTATGCCCGTTGCAACACCGGATTCTAATAATTTCGATTTTTGAAGGGCTGCCGTTGTTTGCGAATTTGCCGCAATTGCTGTTTTCTGAGATTCATTATCTGTAATTATTGCAAACAGTCGTTTCCAGAATCCATCGGCAACTGTAAACAAGTTGGTATTAACCCCGTCTGTTATCTGACCACTTCCTCCGGTTATATTCTTTGCGTCCTTGTCGCCGAACCAAATTAACCGCCACATCATATTTATCATGGCCTTTTCCAATGCCGGGCGATAGACAACATTCATATATTCGATAGAGGTCATGTCGCCCTTATCCGTGCCTGTTTTCAGCGTATATTCGGCTACTGTACCCATAATATCGTCATAACAGAGCTTTAAGGGTATTTCCCATTCTCCCAATTCCCACTCTTTTTCGTTCGCCTCAATGGAAGCAGATACATAAGTAGGATTACACCGGTTCGTCAGTTTCGTTCCGACATCTTCCATATCGCCTATGAACCCTAATTTCTTACCGTTTCTCGCACTAGTCATCAATGTAAATAGCGCTTCAAGGCTTTCGTCCTTGAACGTTGTCATCGGAATTAACTCCTGCAACGTTTTTATCGCCCCATTATCAGGGGTCAAATCTTCAAAAGTTCCCATAATAACCTAAAAAATCTCTTAATATTACCTATTTTCTTTTTCGCTTTTCAGCCTCATGAGCTTTCGCTTTCTCTTTCCTCTCCCTTAATTCCTTTTCAAGGACGTTTTCCTCTGCTACCGGCTCTTTCTTTCTAGCCGGATTTGGTTTAGGGGGCACATAATTGCTAGTCGTCACTCTGTCAAGCCATTGTTTGCCCCCTGCCGCTTTAACTTGGGCTAGAATAGCAGACTCCTCGTCGCTTTTTCCCTTCGCTCTTTCTGATTCCAGCTCCGCTGTAAGTCGAGCAATCTCTGCTTTAAGCGCTTCCACATCTTCGCCTCCATCAGGGACTGCTTCACGAATCTCGGTAATCACGCCGTCAGATACGATAATCGTTCTCCCATCGGGCATCAACCATTCCCCGTCAGGGCTGGCGGCATCACCTACCTCCGGCTCTCCTTCTTCTCGTTCTACTGTCAATACTTGCCCGTCCTCAGTTTGTAGCTCGATGTCTTTTGCACCTGACAAACCGAGTGCTTGCGCCAACACATTCAGCGCATCTTTCAGATTCTTTTTACTCATGTTTTTTTTATTTTTGTTTGTATTGGAAATAGCCGAAATCGGCTCGATTATTTCCGTTATGAATCCCAAATCCTTAGCTTCCTGCATGCTTATATAGCGTTCCTCTTTCATCAGAGTGGAGAGAACTTCCCTATCAGCCCCCGTGCGCTCTACATAGAAGTCAAGAATCTTATTATCCTCCGACCTCAAATCATTAGCTTTTGCTTCCAGTTCTTCCGCCGTGGCATTCTCTATATAAAAATCACAGAATCGGGTATTGTGAATCAGAAGCCTCTGGTTCTTATATCCTTTACGTACCGAACCTGCGAGCAGGACTATCGTTGCCATAGAGGCGCACACTCCGTCAACCACCGTTATTATTTTTTTGCCGGTCGCCCTCAATTTGTCAACGATAGCCCAGCCCTCGGCTACATCGCCGCCCGGACAATGAATGCGCACCTCTATCGAATCGTCATCTTCCGGTATCTGGCTTACAAAATCGTCTACATCGATGAAAGAAACTGCATTGTCCCCGAAAAACTGCAATAATGCTTTTTCCGACTCGTTCGCTATTTGAGAATATATTTTTAATACCATTATCCAATCATTGGTTTATTCCAAATTTACGAAGGAATAACCTATCAAACAGAATGATAAGAAGGGATTCAACTGCACGGATTTTGCAGCAAAAAAATGGCGCATATCCTCACGGACACACGCCACTCGAAACACAACACATATAATTAAACAACGGAATCGAACTTTTTCAAGATGTAATAGAATTTTCTCGGCCTTATCTGGTACTCATCGCTCAATTTCTCGGCGATATACGATACTTTTAACCCTTCTCCCTTCATCGCTAGGAAACGCTTGTACATTTCAAGGTACTTAACATCGTCCAGATTGACTCCGGCGCGCCTCATCGCCTCCAATATGGGACGGCTTATTTCTATACATTCGTGTACTTTCATGAATTAAACAATTAAATGGAACCTAAATTCTCTACCACTTTAACCTGTGAACCCACCTTGTTAATCTCCGTAACGGAAACAATCGGGTGGACATCTTGCATGCCTCGTGCAATGGCTCGTGCAATCATCTCCTCACCGAGAGCCTGACTGCTTTTTTCCCGAACTTGTATGGGCACACCTCCTCCGGCTACATTAATAGCAGACAGTAGCGGAGCGAACATGGATGTAGCTCTTGCTGTCATCACGCTCTCACCGTTAGACAACATAGCGGGTATGCTGTCGCTCGTTCCCGTTCCGGGACCTTCTACAAGACCACCATCGGCAAATTTGGCCGAGTTTATAATTCCTATCGCAGTTGTCATATTGGTGATTATCGTCGCGATTAAAGAAACTGCTTTTGCAATACCAAATGGACCTTTGGCAGCCTCCGCAACAGCCGAAGATATTGCTTTTCCTGTGTTAATAGCCACTTCCGCCAATGCTAATGTTTTCGATAAAATCATAAATGCCTTGTTGTCCTCTCCAAGCTGATCGAATAATCCCGATAGAGCTCCTGTAATTTGAGATGCCGCTTCGAACTTCGCTTGTTCTATTTCTATTTCCCTCTGGGCAAGTTCCTCTTTGGCATCCAAATATTCCTGCTGGGCTTCGAGTTGTCGAGCTTTAAACTCGGCATCGCTTTCCCCCTCTAACTGCTGTAAGGAATCAAGCCGTTTCTTGGCATTTTCAAGCTCGACTTGCAACTCATCTTCTCCGGCTATCTTTGCGGCTGCCAACCTGTTAGACAGTTCTAGTTCCAATGCCTCCATAGCTTTCTCTTGCTTTTTCCGCTCATACTCAGATGTCATTTCGTCGAGCTTCTTTTGATAACTGTCCTCAATCAGTTGTTTCTGCTCGGCAGTCAGTTTTGTATTGGATAGTTCTATCTCCTTTTCCTTTTTGAGCTGTTCAGCTTTCAAACTATATTCCTGAATTGTACCCTCTGTTGCCAATTGAAGCCTCTGCTCAATATAAGCAGCTTCTTGCTCTAACTTTTCCCGAATCGATTCCTCATTCAATTCAGCCAGTTCTGCTGTGCGCTTCTTCTCCAAGTTCTCAATCGTGGCACTCATTGCCGCTCTGGCTTGATCTGTCAGATTTTCTTCTGTTTCCATTCGCTTCTTCAAATCTGCTATCTGATCATCATAACTTGAATTTATGGCTGCTCTCTGTTTCTCCACACTATCGGCAATCAGTGCGTTTTCAGAATCACGGAGAGCACGCATAGCTGCAAGCTCTTTATCCGAACGCTCTTGCACTAATTGTAACCGTTGTTCCTCCTCTTGATTTAATTTAGTTTGAGCCTCTGAACGTTGTGAATATAACTCCCTTGTTTTTGTATTATATTCTTTTTGAACATTGTACAAATTAGCTTCTGCTTGTGCCAATTCATCATTCACTTCTTTACTATTTTTTGTTCGCTCAGCTTCTTTTTTAGCTATTTCTAATCTCTGTTTCGCTTGTTCCAACTCATTATCTGCCATAGCTTTTTCCTTATCTATGGCTTCATTCAAGAATTGTATGCGTTCTTCTGCTGAATATTTATCCTTCTGAGCAGATTTCGCCCTCAAATCAGAGGCCTCCATACTTAATTTCGCATTCTCTACAAGGTCGCTCCTTTCTTTATTAGCTAAATCTAATTTCTGCTTTTCAAGTTCTATATAATCCTTTGAATTTTGATTTATGCTATCTCCTACTCCAATAAAATCCAAAAAAGCACCCACCAAACCAGTAACAGCTTGTGCGGCAGAAAGAAAAACATCTACAATAGATTCCACAACCCTTGTTATTCCGTCCATTGCCATTTTCAACGGAGCCAATACCTGCTGCAACTTAACATATTGTTCTTCGTTGTTCTTTGCTGAATTTGCAAGTTTCAAGAATAATGCCGTAATGACACTTATAACAGCAATTACCGGGTGAGATTTAAGAAGATCAAAAGCCTTACTTACCCCTATAACACCATTCCTTACAGCCTGAATTCCTGCAACAAGCTGATTGTTCCCAAATACGCTTTTGATTGCATTTTCATAGTTACCTACATTCCGGTTGAATCGACCGGTTGCCTCTTCTGCTCCTTTAAGCTCTTTTGTAACAGCATTAATCTTGTCTTGTAATTCTTTCCCTTTCGCCGAATCCCGTTCCGCCTTACTTAGATTGTCATATTCGGCAGTCAGATTGGATAAAGCCGCACGCAGTTGAACAAGTGAACCTCTTAAATCCGATTCAACTTTAATATTATTTTGAATCTCTTTCCTAAGAGCTCGTATCTTTGTAGAATATTCGGTAACATGTTGTTTTGAAAGCTCCATTTCCCGATTATATTCTTCCCAAGAAACAGTCCCTTCCTTTAACCATTGGTTGTACTCTTTTTGCAAATTCTTTTCCCTTTCTATTTGGGTATTCAGCTCCATTATTTGTTTAATCGCTGCTTCTGTATTTGTTTCTACTTTAACATTGAGGATAATCTCTTTCTCTGCCATAACCTAAAACATTTATAGTATTCATAATAATTTAAGTAATTCACACTCTGAATAATCGCCTTGCGACTTTATAGAGATAATAGCAAAAAATGCCGCATATCGCTCTATATACACAGGTATCGTGTAATCGAGGTTTTTCAAATCTATCTCCGTAAGTCTGAATGTGTCCTTAATCACAAACGGCGACTTGATGAGGTCTTGATAATAAGATAGGCCGAAACGTGATACCCGGTTTTGAAATTTAAGGTCTGAAAAGTCCAAACGGGCATCCTCCTTGCCTTGACTATCAAAAGAGATTACAAGCTGCATAATCCTGTCTCCGCAATCTTCAAGCTCTACTGTTGTACCGTCTTCGCTCCATTTGAAATATGGAACAGCTCTCATGTCCCCATTGTCACCCCCGGCAGTATAAGGAAGTTTCACTAAGTCTTTTTCATAGTCGAGAGTCTTATTTTGCACAACCATATAGCCGTCTGCACTCTTGGCGTTCTCGTTCTCCTCGTAACGGAAATAGTTCTTCTGTGCAAAGTCCCCAAACGTGTACGAGGTCTCTTTGGCCGTCCACCCTGTCGGGACTAATTTCTTGCTCCAATCGACCGCCTTGTCTCTATTATCTATTATCTTGTTTACGGATATGAAAGAGACACCGGTATCGCTTTTTATGGCGAACAAGCCGAACAGCCAGCATATTTGCTTTATGAAATCGACAACCGATATATCCGGCAGGTTCGAGCCGATCGGGTAATATTGGTTATAAGATACAGACTGAACATCTTCGCTAAAAATTTTTATATAACTTTTTATAATACCTAATAACGCCCCATTGTTTATACGTATTCTAATTGTTATATTACTATATTCTGTAATATCAAAAGGTATAACTCCTTTATAAGCACACAATCCAATATCATTTGAGCTAATTTGTAAACTCTTAATATATTGTGCATTTGAATAAAAGGCTAATTCTACCACATTAAGAGTATTATGTTTATTTGTATAAATAAGGATGTCTAATTCCCAGTCAAGAGATGTTTCATATATTCTAACAACATCTCCGTATGTTTCTGTATTAGAAATATTTATACCATCAACTCTATTTATTTGGGTAAATTTTACATACTTAATATCACTATCAAGTGTACCTGTAATATTCGCTTCAAAAAAATTATACTTCGAGCTTGCTTTCTGTGAGATGAGGGGCAAGTACAACAGTTCTATATATTGTTTATAGCTTCCCCAATCCATTGTAAGACCGTAATATGAGGCTATTTCTTCCAACAGCCTCATGCAATTGACCGACGGGTGTATAAATATCTTGTCTCGGTTGGAATCAACATCTATACCCGCATTATGACGGATATAACCGTGTGACAGCTGACCGTTAACCAGTCCGTTGTCGTATGTCGTAGAGCTGTTCCACGGCAAAGCCATATCGGCAAACTCCTGTATGCTCTTATCATCGTTCATGAGCTGAATAAATTTCTCACTCATTCCCCAAGTTAAGGCCACATCAAACCCATCTTCGCTACACGATATAAGAACGGCTTTTGCGTCAAATAGCTTTACCCCATTCCTGTAATACTCCGCATTGAAATAGTCCCTCATCATGTAGCTCTCATGACCGGCAACATCGGGAAAATCCAACAGCCGTATATTCTTATTCGTCCTCGGTAACTTTATCGTATAACTGTTCGAGGCTGTTATCTTGGAAATGTCCCCCAACAAATTGCTCTTGAAATTGAGTGTTATCTCACTGTCGCCCAAATCGACACTTTCACCCTTGATATATAGTTCCTCTTTCATATCTTTATTGTTAACTCTTCGGGTAATTCAATCTTGAAAACAAAATCTTGAAGTTCAGCACTCGTCCGCTCAAAATCCCCAGTCTGTACATTTACTCTGATAAACGCATTTGCTTTTATATCAAACATGTAGACCATCGGGGAATATAACACTTCTTCAACATAATCATATATATTTTTTTCAGCCAATGGGAGAGCGAGGGTTAATACCCGTTTCGCAGTTTTATTCCATTGATTCACTGTATCGTTCAATCGTAAATCGTAAATATTTTTTTTATTATATTCTTCTCCATCAACTTTAAGCATATCTCCTTTTTTCTTAAAAAGGAAATAGCTCTTGCCTCCCCAATGATTAAGCCACATAAGATATATCCCACTTATACAAGTATCTATATCTACCTCATACTTAACATTTGACGATTGATTTAATAAAACGAATGGATAATTATTATATGTATTAGTATTAAATGATTTAAGCATTGAAACTGTATAATTGCCATAATACACACCCGATGAATTAAGACTAATCAATGCTTTCCCAGGTTCTCGATGTCTGTATCTAATATCTGATTCATTAGAATATTTAACTGCTCCTCCTATCATTAAAGGAAAGTCCAAAGAAAAAGGGAAATTAACGAAACTCTTTACCTTTATACTACGACCTCTATCAAATATAGAATCATAAGGTCTCATCGCACCAAATATAATCGTATAATTATCTATACTATATACATCTGTACCATCATTTGTAATTACATTAAATGATAAACTCAACGTATTAACACATGTTTCTGATTTTCCGTCTGAAAATGGATTTAATCTTTCTAAATCAATAAATTCACGTAAAATATAACTTATGTCTCTTTTAGCCCCTGTAACCTCGTTGAACACCCATGTCTCCCTATATGATTTCCCCTCTTTATCTGCAATAGATATTTCAACTTTATTAATTTCAGTCATTGGCGCACCAATTTGAACTATGTTCGGAGAAAATACATAGCCAATATCATTCAGTTCAATCTGCGTAAATTCATTACTACCATTAAGAATCATAATCTTTCTAATATTTCAAGTTTATACTCTAAATAAATCTTATCTTCTACCCGTCTAAGAAACTCATCTATAAAGGGAGTGTAAATGTCTGCTCGTCCTCCTTCCCTATATAGCTTCGTACCCTTTGTGGCTATCGTATGGCTTATAGCTCCCGCTGCCATATTCAGGCTTCTTTCCTCGACCGTATATTTCGGTTGCCAGTTCTCAGACGGTTGGCGAATGTATGGAACTTGCCTTACCGATATTCCTTTGTCAATAATCCATTGCCTGATAATATCTACCATATTAGATGGAACACCCCCCGCAGCCCTACCTTTCTCAACCGTGGAAAATGCAGGTCGCCCTAGTAAATAGGCTTCGATTTCCTTTTCATTGCCTTCTATATAGACCTCGATACTATCGGCCGTCTGTCCCGTTACCGTTGTTCCGGTAGCTCTCAACTGTTCTACAATCTTGCCTTTGAGCCACTCCAATTCTTCTTGTAGAATTTCCCTTATACGCATTTTCCTATCGATTCTTTAAGATTCAAAGAAACTGATACGCCTGAACACTGTATCGCCATATCCCTGATTACATCATGGCAACTCCATGCGGTTATTGGTTCAAAATATCGGGTGTCGTTTACCCGAACAACAAATTCCTCGACGGCAGAACGCATTCGCTCTATAATAGCATTCGTATCTTCTCCTTCCGGATCTATTCCCTCATGGTCGAGAAAGAATAACAAAGGCTCTATATTCTTCTTCAACATTCCCGAAACTGTTATTTCTCCTCCTCCATTGATAGGCATTACATACAATACGGCAGGAAGTTGCTCCGGCTGTTGAAGCCACTGGTTCAAATGATATATATCTCCTATTGAGAAAGAGAAGCCCATAGCCTCTACGATCTCCCTTATCTTATCCTCCATCATTTTTTCTTGAAAATTAACTTTTGCAATCTCCTTTGATAAGCTACTACTTCGTTATCCATCTTCATACATTGATAGATAACTACCCACGGCACACATTGAAGAACATAATCATGATCTATTATTCCCATACGTTTTGCATAAGAATCGACAATACCGAATGTGCCAAAATTCAACGATGTTACTCCTGCGGCTATCTCCTCCGATGAATAACTCATTGTTTCACCGAGCGCCTCAAACATTTTGGAAACCCTCTTAACCTCATCTATAATCCAATTTCTATATCCAGCCGTGACAGATATATCAGCTTTCAAAACTTCCTCCTCGGTAATTCCCTCAACAATCTGCATGGGCTTTATAAATTCTTCCGAGGTCGTCTTTATTTCCATTAACTGCAACAATTCACCGTACATAATACCGTTTATGTCTGTTTTTAACGGCTTTCCTTTGAATGTAGAAACTCTTTTAGCTCCTTTTACACTTTCTACCGATTCTTCGGTTAAACATTCCATGATGGCTAAAAAATGAGCCGTCGTACATGTTTTTCTTTTTTCTCTTTTCATATATTTCCGAGTTTAAATATCTTCTTATGTTGTGGCGGTGTAAACAATCTATTGAGAGCTACATAGCGGATAGCATCTAGCGAGTGATTGAATAATTCGATAGGCTCATTTGTAGGTTCTCCATCATCTCCTTCTTTCCACTTATAATTTGCCAGCTCTTTCCTTATATTCGTACTTCGCCTTGTCACATGCCACTTATATCTTTTCAATACCGAAATACCTAGTCTTATACTATCATTCCCTTTCTTCGCTCCCTCTATCCTAAGCCCGAACCTCTTCAATTCCTCTATGCTCTTAGGTTCTGCACTATCGGCGATAATGGTAATGGACACCATTCCATTTTGTCGAACGACTCTCGAAATATCGGGATTGGTTACCTTTCCTTCAAATAGAATCTCATCAATCCATAAATCGCCACCAGATAAACGAACATCAACCAATGCCGTTGGATCGTTATATCCAAAGTCAAGTCCCAACCATCTACCCTTGTAATTATCAGGCATAGAATCGACAATATCATAATTGTCATAAACCATACCTCGGAGTCTTCCAGTCTTTCCCCTCGCATATACACGGTGAAGCTCCTTATCTTCAATCCCTTCTATCTTATCATGCTCCTCTTCGGAGAGAAAAGTATTGTGGCGATGATCAGTAATGAATAGCTTTGCTTCTGGCTTCCCTATTATCTTATCATGTACCCAGAAACGAGCTGTCGGGTTATAATCGATAAATATCTGCTTTCTTGTACGAATGGCAAGCTGCCAATATACAGGATAAGGTATACCATTAGCTTCATTGATAAACAAATAATCTCGCTTTCCACTCTTGGCATCCTGTTCATTCTGAAACGAAACAAATTCTATTATTGAGCCGGTAACGCACTTTACAATCCTGTCGCTCTCGTTGAATGAGAACTTATCAGAACAAAAATCGCTATTACCTATTATCGTCTTGACATCTCGATATGCGCCCTTTTTTAGGTTAGGTATGTCTTGGCCGACAACCGTTATAACTTTATTGACAAACGATAGGGCATAATATACTAGCAACTGCAATATCGTATAGGTTTTACCGGAAGATGTTCCGCCCTGATTGACGATGATACGTTCTTTACAATTTCTCATTTCATCAAAGAGCGGAAGGGCATTGAATATGTTAATCGTTAATGAAGTCCTCACTGTTAGCTATTGGTGGAGTATCCTCCCGCGTTACAACTTTAATATTAAATCCTGTAATACTATCATCAACAGATAATCGGTTGTCTTGCCTATTTTTCCATTTATCCGAGTTTAAGTTCGTCAAAGCAAATATAAGTGCGCCAGTATCCGGTGGGAAGTGCTTCGTCGTTTTACTTGACTTTACAAGCACTTCACCGCCATCTCGTAAAGTCCTATACTCGTTTTTAACCTCCTCAACCTCATAACCGGCCGCACGCTTCCATAGTGATTGTTCTAACTTTTTGAGTATAGTTTCACGAAACTCTTTTCTAGCCTTTTTTAAAGAGTCCGAAAAGTCCGGATAAGACTCTAACCATTCGTAAAATGTACTCTTACTTATACCCACCCTTTTACAGGCTAGGATATTAGAATCGCCCTCACGTATACAGGAAATGATGTCATCTTTGACATCGTTAAATTTACCTTTGCTCATATCCTAAAACAATAACCTAAAACTTATATAAATATACTAAAAATCAATCTGATTAGCAAGTAAATTCTTGCTTTATTTCAGAGCGAAGTAGCCCCTTCTCAGAGCTTTCTCCATCTTGCGGCTGTACTCCTCTTTCAATATTTCAATGTCCATATCAGGACAATTTTAACTGTTCAACGTTACTTTCAATCTTAACTATCTCTTCATCAGTCCTAACGTTTGATATAAGTCGGAGAGAGTAAAACGGAGTGGGAATAGGGTAACGTACCTCGTTAATCTCGTAGCCCCAATTAAAGTACACCGGGCTTGCAATCGTGTCGTGGCAAATAACCCGCCCTCTTGCCCCGTGAACCATTAAATTGAGGGCACACATTTTGCAGCTAATTCCGTCTATGTCCTCGCCGACGTAGTAGCCGCTTTTATTCTCTGTATATGCAGCTAGCAATGTCCGTCCCGAGCCGCACGCAGGGTCTCCTGTCTTTCCACTTATTCCCCCATTGATTTTCTCCATTATGGTACATAATCCTTCCGGTGTAAAGAACTGTCCCAGCATCGAAGATTTTCCTTTTGATTGATACATCTCCTCGTATATATTCCCGAACACATCTATCCAGCCGCTCGACTCGATTCCCTTGCTTACTATTTCAAGCCACAATATAGTGGCATTAAACAGGTGTTCGTCTTCCTTCGCTTTATCTTCCAAGTGTTTGTCATATGTCCCGTTAACGATGTATTTCACATCGAACATATCGACAAGGTAATCAAGCCACATACCCAATCCTTGCTGCCCGTCATATCCGTGTATCCTTACTGATTCCTCTATTTCTTCAATGATTCGTTTCATTATTTTTTGTCTTATATAATTTTATAAGGTTTATAAAATAAAAAAGCTATCTCAAATTTTATTTTGAGATAGCATCAAAAAAAAAGGGAAATCTGCCAGTAGGCAGCTCTATACCTAAAAAAGAGGGTGATTATACCTTTTTATATTTCCCTTTAAGGTCGGTTTCATAAACATCTACGACCTTATCGGCAAGTACACTAAGATCTCTTGACATGCTACGATTCCTCGGTGGATAGCCTTTATGGAATTTTACTACATTAATTTTTGTCATATTGTCTTTAACAAACCTTATTGCTTCTGAATAATCGTAGTCTCCACTGACAAGAATAATTTTATCACATTTTTTACCAACACTAAGGGAAATCATTTTCACAGCTAGTGAAATATCAACTCCTTTTTCACCAACATAAGTATGTTTATATGGATCAATTTTTAAAACTCCTGTTTTAACCATTTCTATATTATCATGTTCAAGACATAATTGATCGTAGGCATATTCTATATTGGCAAATTTCTCCTTTTGCTTTTTAATCCATTCCAAAATTGAAGAGCATTCACTATTCACACTATCTTGTACTGTCTTAGGTATAGCGGAAAATTTACCATTTTTATAATTTTCAAGATGGGTCCTATATTTCTTGTATACAATTGAATTACGAATATTGGTTTCCGTATAATACGTATCAAGTATTTTGGCTGGCCTGAACCAATAGGCTCGTATAAGTTCTTCTCCGGCATCAATCATTGAATTGAATAATACCGTCCAATCAACTTCTTTTTCTATAATACTCATCTCTTGCAGACTATAATACAGGTTCTGCCCATCTACTAAAACTACTACTGTCTTTGCCATAAATGCAATAATAAAAATAAAGAAAGCCACCCACAATAGATGGCTTAGTATAAATCTGGCATAATGCCCATTGTAATCACGCTTAATGCGCATGTTTAAGGTTCAAGGTAAAACCCTTAAATTTTCATATCAAACGATATGACGTTGCAAATATAAGTATTCCAGTTAATAAAACAATCATTTTTAATGCCTTTATTTGTTAAAATATATATATTAGATTTATTCGTCTTACATAATTATTTCAATATCAACTCTCTTGGTTCTTTATCTTCCCATTTTACTTCTGGGAATAAACTGTCACTTAATACAACAACAATAGTATTTTTGCCTTTAAATCCCCATGTACACTCACGTTTAAATGGTTTAGTTGAGTACATAAACAATTTTCCACTTTCGTCCCTTGCTATCCACATAACTTGCTATTTCTTAATAATTTCATCATTTATAATAAACTGACCTCTAATTTCTGTCGGCAAAATATTCGTGATATTCGCTCTATGTTCTTCACCGTGCATAGATTTGAGCAACGGGTGTATTTCTTTTGGCATAGGAGCGGGACAATCTTCGCAATGTACTACCATTTCAAAATGTTGTTTTTGTCCATTCTTGTCCTTACTACCACAGCATTCACAATGAATAGGATAATAGAAATAAGTCCTTTCTAATGGTGCTTCTTTGCCACAGATTTCACATTTACCAAATTCAATTTCTCCCATGATTATTCCAAAGTTTAACTAATTGTTTTTCTGTATATGGTTCTTTTATACCCATATTTGCATTCACATACCATATTCCTATGGAATCAATAAGTATGAATCTATTTGCATCTACCCGGTATATCTCATTATCAGGGTATGCTTCCTTTACAGCAGTTGTACAGTCTCCATTTGTATAGCAGCTTGTTAGTATAATCGATACTAATAAAAGCAATAGGAATTTCTTCATAGTTACTCCTCCCACTCGATTTTAACGGTATCAACATAGTCAAATCCTACTACGGAAGATTTTTTTGCTTCCTCTTTGGTCGGGTAAATACTTGCCATGCAAGGGATTTTCTTTCCTACATTATATGATTTATATACATTCACCCACCCCTCTTTCTTCTGGGGGAACATCATGAGGTCGTATTTATCAATCTGGTCGACAAAAAATCTACCATTTTCAAGATATTGCAAAACAGTTTCTTTATTACAATCGTATATTAAAGCAACAATTGGTTTATTACATTTTGCGTCAAAGCAAATAATCCTCGCCTTTCTTCCGTCTCTTGTGCAGACAGGTTTACCAGCTTTGGCTGCTTCAAGGTTAAATTCTTTTAAGTTCAATTTCTTTTCTTCCATATTTTCTTTGTTTTGTTTAATTTCTACAAACATTTCATTTATTAAGCATGAATATGTTGGATAAGGATTTATATAGCCATTCAATTTGCAGTCTCTTGAAAAATTATCATAAAAAGCACAATTATTACAAAGAGCATCAGGAACCTTTATTTTTTGGTATGATTTATTCTCTATCCTAATAGGGTCTCCGACCTTTTCAAGTTTCTTGAAAATGACATTCTTCTTATCACTTCTACATGTACAATGCGGATTATCAGCAATGCAAATATTCTTATCATAAAAGGCACATCTATAACATCCTGTTCCTTCCATGCATTGATACCATTCTCCGTTGTACTCAAATATTTCTCCTACTTTTCTTTCCATATCTTACTGTATTTTAATCGTTCAAATTCAATTATCTCTTTATCCCATAGTTTGGCCGCAAAATGTTCTAACTGGCAGCCTTTGGATTTTTCCCAACCGGGGCAAAGGCATATCACATCGCATTCCATAAGAGCCTTTATATCGTTTCCCAGAAGTTCATGATAGGGTTTGTCCAAATCGGGGTTCACGTCGAAGTCTATCGGTGTGACGACACGGTATCCTTTCATTTCGAGGACTCCCGAAACGTATAGTATTTCACTTTCCACTTCATCGAAGTCCCTGCCGGTAATAGGTAGGGAGATGTAGATTTTCTTTTTACTCATAATATAACAATGTTAACTAAACTATTAAAAGAGTTAATTTGATATTTGATAACTAAATATCGAAGTATATTTGCATCGAACTTGATTCGGAACATTAACACCTCCGATCCGGCGAACTGTCATTCGCCATCATCTTGTCCATTCTCGTGTGAGAAAGACATTAAGCCCAATGTCCTGTAACTTTGGGCTTTTTTTAGTTGCACTTGACAGGGTGCAACTTATAGCTTGTCGATACAGGTCGGCAGGCAGAACGGAAAGGAGGTGTTAATGTGAAAGATCAAGTTCAAAATGAAAGTGGGAAAATCCGCATATTCTGCCGTTATATCATCAAGAACGGTAAAAAGATTTACCCTAAAAGGTCTAAATACTTTTCGTTCTTGGTGAGCGATAAGAAAAGTGCGTGATTTCGCTTTCTATGGGAATGTACAGGCATTCCCTTTCATCTCTACTACTACTTCTTTTCCTTCCATGATTATATTTCATTTTAAATCGAATATCTTGCTTGAATCCCTAATAGAATCAATAGACATCTTGGCACTCATTTGCTCCATAAATTCAGCAAAATCCATCGCCCGATTCCAACTAGACCATCTATGAGTAATCTCTACTAGTTCAAAGGCATTTAGTAATACCAATTTTTCGTTTTTCTCTCTCAGATCATTTACCGCATTTCTTACTCTGTGATAAAATTTGTCATTATATCTTTTTGCGTTATATGGTTCCGCACCTTCTCTTGGTTCAATACTACGATATTTAACCGAAAACGAAGGAAGTTTATCTTCGCACATTGCATTATATACATCACTCTCTACCGGGCCATATGGCATAGCATAGAAATTATCGAATCTGTCTAAAAGGTCATCGCCTCCTTCTTCCTTAGGAGCAGCAGCCAAAAACAGCAGTTTCATGGCTGTAAGTTTAGGAAACGGCTTGCCCTTAATCGTTTCATGATTATCCCGCCACTCTTCAAAAAGGTGGAGCATATAATCAAATGCCTCTATTTTATCTATTTCCATTTCTTTACCAGTTCGAAATCATACACAAATACATAAGGGTTCTATTACCGTTTTCTATTGTTGTGTCCGACAACATATCTACGTTCTCTTCCATATTTAGAATAGCGTCTAATAATTGTTCCGCATCCACAATCGCATTGAATCATTTCATCGGATATTCTATCTCGAACAGGAGTTTCAAATGCCCTCTTTATGTCCCAACCATAATCATCTATCCTTTTAGATATAGTCAAGTGGTTAATACCTAATATGTCTGACCACTCTGATAAAGTATGGGTTTCTCCGTTATACTCAATCAATCGGTTATTTGTTTTGTTATTTGCCTGTTTCTTTGCGTTAGTCCAACGGCAATTTGATGGCTCGTAATTGCCGTTTACATCTATTCGGTCAATGCTCAAATTATCTTGATACCCATTTGCGTTAGCCCACTCATAAAACTTTTCAAATGAGTTCGTCCATTTCTTGCATAATGAAATCCCTCTACCACCATAGTATTTATAATGAGATACATTTTCATTGAGACATCTACTTTTAATGCTCCTCCATATTCTATATAGCCTACTTTTTGATTTATGGTGCGTTATACGATTATTTCCCCTAATACATCCACATGATTGCGTATGACCGTTTTTTAGATTATACGGAATTACATTTATTTCGTTTCCACAGTCACAACGGCATAGCCAAAGAATATTCTTTCCTCGTTTCCCATTTTCTTTCAGGACAGTAAGGTGACCATACCTATTCCCTGTTAAATCTATCTTCTTCATATTTCAATCGCCATTAATTAGATAAACTTCTGCAACCTCGTCGTCTCCATATACCTTACCCATAGAATAGACTTTTAAATTATTAAAGAAATCGCCACTATCTGAAAGATAAAACACTTCGGCTGACTTATCTTCTACTTTTTCAAGTTCGTCAATCAATTCTTGGACTGTCATACTATTTTACTTTTTAGTTTTCTACATTTCTTACATGTAAGTAGGATAACATCGCAATTCGGATAACGGGTAGTATGTAATATTATCCACTCGTGTGAACATTGGAATTTTATCAAACATTCTTTCATAGAAACATTATAGATTAAATCTCTTGATTTCTTCCTCAGTAAACCAATGTTCTGATTTCAAAGGCTTAAAGCTAAAAACCATTTTGTTGTAGGAATGTCTATCATAAATTTTATCCCATTCTTTATGCATAGATTCATACTTATCAATATCTTCATGTAATATGCTAAGCATCTCATCATAAGCTCTATTTAGCATATACGTTTTGAAAACAAATACTTTTTCATTTCTTATGAGAATATATAAGTTGGCTGCTACTATTAAAATTATAAAACTTATCAGTATGTTCATTGCTATTCCTCCTGTTTATTTGGTAACAAGTCTTCTACATATGCCCAACGTTGTATATTAATTCCACGTGAAAAATTTACCCAATTTTCGGAATCATAAAAGGTATCAAAGGCACTGTCTCCAAGTTGGGCAAGATATATTCTATTCCTTTCGGGTTCTTCACTTACCTCATGCCACACTGAATTTATCCGCCAGTTTGCACCATGCTCGAAAGCATCAGCTATTGCGTACTTATCAAAATCTCCAAAGACATAAGATGGGGTTGCTGTTTTGGCATATTCTAATGACTTCTTTTCAATATCTTCTATTTTCATTACCTATCAATTTTTCTCATTAACTTCAACTAGATGACTGTCTATTTCCTCTATAACCTCAATAGCCGCTTGTAAGAATGCTTTATTAGTTGTACGGATATATCCTGATCCGAACTTACCTATCTTGTATTTGTCTGCCGTAAAAACGATATATTGCTTTGCAAACAGAATGTTGATACAGCATTTTAATCGTTCAATCATTGCTTTCCTCCTTTCTCATATCTTTTTTATATTTCCAACGAAAAATAAATCTACATTTACCCAATCGTAAGCATATAACCAATCCTTATTCCGCGATTCTTCATGAATCCCTATTATTACATAAGTAGCTATAACTTTCTTTTTTGAGAAAAAAACATTAACAGTAACTCCTCTTTTGGGGACGATATATTTTCCATTGTCATCGTATATCTGTATATGATCTGTTGTTTTCGCTTCACTTTCTGTCATCATCGCCCTATAATTATACCATTTGTCTTTAATATATAATGGTATACCGTTTTTCTTTGCTTTTATCCATTTTAAAATAAACATCTCTTATTCCTCCTTTATAAAATCTTTCATGAAACAAATCCAATGTGTATTAGATCGTTTGCCGGATATATGCCCGAATATTGGTCTTTCAGGTGTGAGCTTCAAAATTTCAGAAACCTTGATATCTGTCTCGTTCCATTTGAAAATCAAAAATCCTCCGGGTTTCAGGACTCGAAAACATTCTTTAAATCCCTTTGCCAGCATATCACGCCAATCTGAATACAGAGCTCCGTATTTAATTTGTTGGTAGCCTGTTGGCGATGCTTTTTCGTTCAAACGTCCGTACATATCTGCCATCTTTGACTTTCCAGCATTCCTTAATAAGTGAGGCGGATCGAAAACTACCATCGAAAAAGATTTATCCTCATATGGCATATTTGTAAAGTCGGCTTGTATGTCGGGATTTACTTCAAATGATCTACCATCGCATAAATGAGTAGAGACCTTTCGAATGTCTTGAAAAAGAACTCTTTCGTCATGTTTGTCGAAGTAGAACATCTTTCCCCCACAACAGGCATCTAATATCGTTTTTCTCATTGCTATTCCTCCTGTTTATTTGGTAACAAGTCTTCTACATATGCCCATTTTGAATACCCCTGTAATGTTTTTTCAAGAAAACCAATTCCAATGGTATGATGACATGTTTCCATAATTCCGTTGTGACATAATACAGCCAAATAACCACTTTTCGTAGGCATATCGGCAGTAGTATGCCACACTGAATTTATCCGCCAGTTTGCACCATGCTCGAAAGCATCAGCTATTGCGTACTTATCAAAATCTCCAAAGACACAAGATGGGGTTGCTGTTTTGGCATATTCTAATGACTTCTTCTCAATATCTTCTATTTTCATTACCTATCAATTTTTCTCATTAACTTCAACAAGATGACTGTCTATTTCCTCTATAACCTCAATAGCCGCTTGTAAGAATGCTTTATTAGTTGTACGGATATATCCTGATCCAAACTTACCTATCTTGTATTTGTCTGCCGTAAAAACGATATATTGCTTTGCAAACAGAATGTTTATACAGCATTTTAATCGTTCAATCATTTCTCTCCTCCTTTCTCCAATAAGTTCCAATATCTTAACTGTCCTAATCGAGCTATTATTAATTGTTCTTCCAAGAATAATTTACGACGTTTCCCTCTTGAATAAGGGTTACCAAAACCAGTTCGTACTATATTGCCACTCTCTGTGTAGTAAATTACAGCAGGTAAATTAATATTGATATTATCGGAACTTTTCAATTGAAAAAATGATATTACCTTGTCATATATTTTTTCTGGCACACAGTAGTAGAAATAGTAAACTTGATCGGCATCATGTTTATGTTTTTTATTGAAATCTGCTTTAAAATCTTCCCACGAACGCTTTATTTCCACTTCTGTAAGATAGCCACTTTTAGATAACACAACAAAATCAGCTTCATAATCAAGTAATCCCCATGATAGATTGGGGATCATAATATCCGAACGTTTATTCCATATCCCACTGTTACGTAATGCCAAATGTATTTGTGATATAGATAAGTTTGTATCCATTTATTCTCCTCCTTTCATAAGTTCGATTTCTCTCATATCTGTATGATTTTTATAATTTATTGAAATAAACTGACTTGTATTCTTTTCAAGACCTTTTCATTTGCGTCGTTATAGAACTGTTTGTTGACCTCGAAGCCATATGCCTTTCTTCCCAATGAGGCTGCCGCATACAGGGTTGTGCCGCTTCCTGCGCACGGGTCGATGACAACATCGCCCTTGTCCGTGAATATCTCTATCAACCGTTTGAGGAGCGGGACAGGTTTCTGGCAAGGGTGGCATTTGGGCGTGATGTTGTCCCTCACCCAGTCGAAGCAGTTGAAAATCATTCTCCCGTTGTTGTTGAATTTGGGCAACTTGTCCCGATAAAGGATAAGACCGTATTCGCAGTTGCCGACGACCTTCATGTTTGCTTTCAACACTTGCGCAGAGAAGTCCTTGCGGAAAACCAGCGGTATATAGTGATTTAACCCGTATTTGCGGCCTAACTCTATGAATTTGAACTGCTGTTCGTACTCGCAGAACAGTATCATGCAGGGGGACTTGCCGGCTTCTTTCGGTTCTTTCACGAGCATTTTTGAACAGAAGTGCATGAACTCGGCCGGACGAAACTCGCTGTCGGACGAGAAGAATTGCTTGCCTGCCAATGCGCTCTCGCCGTTCTTGTTGTCTCCGTCGATATACCATGCGGGGTTGCTGGCGTAGGCGTTATTCGCCAAATTATACGGCACGTCGGCTATAATCAGCTGCGCTTTTGGCAGACCATAGACTTTATAATTCTGGAATGAATCGTTGTAAAGCTCTATGTCTTTCATACTTAACTTTCCTTTTTGCTGTATTTGTCGATAATTTCTTGAATCTGATCGGGTGTCGCTTTCTCCTTTTCACGTAGCTCCCATTCCCGTTTCCTTTTCTCCTTCCTTTTTTTGTCTTCATAGAACCGCAATAGATTCTCTCTGTCGGAATTAAATTTTTTCAATGACCTTGTCACTGTACCCGGAGTAAAAGTGCCGAAAAATTGATCGTATTTGTCTTGTTTGAATCGCTGGAAGAATACCATGAACTCGGTGAGCTTAAAACCGCCATAGCCTAAGATAATTGTCCGTGCCAGTTCGATAAAATCTGCTGGTTCCATGCCATTGCGAACTTTTGAAAATTCAGCGAGTTCAAAGAGCTGTATAGATAGCCATGATTCAGCTACGCTATCTCCAAATGTCCGGGCAACTCTTGCAATACTCGGTGCATGTCCGGTAAAACAACGCTCCTCGTTTTTGCAGTATTCCGTCTGCTTGTCAGGGCTAAAAAGGCAAAGCAGATTCTCCCCCGTCTTGTAAGTTGCCAGTATCTCCCGCTGCCAGCTTGGCGGCGATGGCTTCTGCAAACTCTGCATATCGCTCCTGTTTGGTCTTGGAATTAGGTTTTTGATGGATTCCGGATTGCTCATCTCGTGCTCGTTTTAGTTCGATTATTAACCAGCGGGCAAAGTGTTGTTGTGCATCGCTGACGCTTTTTCTTGCAATACCCTCGTTTTGAAGTTTACGGATATATGCCTCGATATATAACCTCGATTCGTTCTCGTCGATGTGGTTGTTCATCGATAGCGTTTCTATCCACGTTTGATTTGAGAGTAGTTCTTCACGCAGTTCTGTCAGTGGCTTGTCAACGTCTTTGCCAAAATCTTCTTCTTTTTCTTTGCTTCTCGATAGAGAAGTTTCTTTTAAATCATTATCATTATCATTTTCATTATCATTTAAGCCCCCACTGGCTCGTTTGGCTCCCACTGGGTTATTTGGGGTCGAGTGGCTCGTTTGGCTCCCACTGGACTTTGATTTAACCGTTTCAGAGTTTTTATCATTACCTCCTTTACGCCCGTTGTTCCGGTTTCTCTCGACAATGCCCTGATATTTGAGTTCATCTATCTCGAATTGATTCTTGAAAAACTCAAATGCCATTTCAATGTCCTCCTCTACCGTAACCTCCTCGCCAAGTTGATATTTGAATATTGCTCGAAACAGCCTGCCCAGTTGTTTGTCCGATAATCTCGATATGGGTTTATAAAATGATTTATAAATCAAAAAGCTGTCTTTCATTTATTCTCAATATTGATAGTGAATGCCCACCCGTTCAGGGTCTTGTGCTTGTCAATCTCACCGGTTTTGCATAGCTCGTTTATCTCGGATTTAAGCGACTGGATAACCACCGACTGTATCTCGGTAAAGCTCGCTATGGAGGGCTCCTTGTTATTCTTTTTCTTTTCCTCGATAATGGAGGATATAACTTGCTTGGCTATAATCATGGCTATTTTTGTTTTAACAATTCTGGGTTATGAGAATACAGCCGGCAGGTACTTGTGCCGGTAAACGTTTTTCAGATAGGTTATCATTTGGTCGTAGCTCTTGATAAAGCCCTCGTTGATAAGGTCGGCGACTTTTCTTTCCAGCTCGTACAATTCCCGCTGTTTCTTTTCTTCGCCGTATTGGTTGCGGATATTCCTTTCATGCTCGTTGAACACAATCCAGTTCAACGCTTCGCCTACTTTCTGCATGGCTTGGGGCATGAAGTCTTTCCGAACGATCTTTGAAACGGCAGAGCCTAGTTTGTTGTAGGCATCGCCGGCTTCGTTGCGGTACTTTATCATTTCGTCATAGACGAATTTCAACACCTTAACCTTAAACGACGGGTTAATCCACATTGCAAAATCGATGAACAGTAAGGGCGACATCCAAACAGCCCCTGCCTCTTTGCTCCCGTCTTTGTTGGTTCTCGATTTATTTATTATAAGTATTTGATTTATAGGTTTTTCGGAATTCCGAATTTGATCGTCGTCATTTATAAGAGCTTTTATAAACTCTTTTGTCTTACTGTTTTCGAGATAGTGGTTAACATTTTTCTTGTGGTTGTTGCCTTCGTTCCACTGTTTCAACAATTCGGATGCACAGAAAAATCCGTCTTTGGTACGTTGGGTCACATCTATGTTACCCATTCGCCTTTTCATCAGTTGGTTCGTTTTCATAGCGTATTTTCTTTGTTTATTTCAGATTCGACAACCTTGTATTTAATGGGCAATCCGGAGCAGGTGATGGCGAGCAGGGCAGAGTCCCTTTCTTCTTGGTTGCTGCGGGGTCTGTTAAAATCTACCCCGCTCATCTGGCACAACCGCTTCAATTCTTCATGGGTGATCTTGCCGTCTTTCCCTTGCCAGCACTTGCGCAATGGGGATTGCTCCATGACTTGTATTCCGTAATACCTCAGCATTTCGACTATCTTGCGACCGGTCTCTTGGTTGCGACCTACATGCTCGCCTTTCTTGGCTGCGCTCGCCCGTGTGTCTTTCGGTGACAAATGCCAGTTGGATTTGTTTTTCCAACCTGCCTCGACATATACCGCCACTCGTTCATCGTTTTTCTTGCAGTGCTCATGAAGTTTTTTTATGCCCTCTACCAACAAGGGGAATGGGCAAACACTCATCTCCATTTTCATTTTCCTTGTGTCCAATACGGAGTAGCCGCTACGCTCAACGTCGGGGTCTATCCCTATCACTACATCGTATTTTATTTTTCTATTGTATGTGGCTTGTTCTTCCATTATATTGTATCTTTCTCTTTTTGTTCGGCAGGCGGGACTCGAACCCGCAACTGTATATTCGCTCCTTATACTCGACTTATACCGCTCTCCCGTTTGAACCACTGCCGATACCACCTAAAACACTTATGGCTAATTTCTCCCCGCAGTTCCTTTCTCCGTATGGTGCTCGACCACGTACCCGGATCGGCTTGCGGGGAATGTCTCACATTATGCTCCTATATCAGGTCTATGATTTTGGTTTTCACAATTCCGTCCAACCGCATATCGTTAAGGCCTTGTCTCATGTGTTCTTGCATAAGGCGGTTGGCTTCGGTGATGTCTTTGGCGCAAACGAGGTTGTAGTACTTCGTTTCCTTTTCATTGCCGTTGTCATCGATGAATATGTCTATCAACGTGGCCTTGTAGAAAGGCTTGCCTTCTTCCTTCTCGTTGACTATCTCGACAACATTCGAGCGGGTGATAGAGAATACATTGCAATTTCCGTTGTACTGTTCAAGTCCTTTTTTCTCGGCCTCGGCGAACAGTACTACATCGGTGATGAAGTGTTCGATGACTTCTTTCATCTCTCCTTTGCTGTTCTCTTTTTCTACTTTCAGTTTGATTTCGTAAAACATAATGATTCGTATTTAATCTATATTAATTTTAGCATAATGATTCCGATACTATCGCTGTCTTTGCTTTTAACGAGCAAAGATTTATTGCCTTCCGAAAGCTGCATATATGCGTCATCAAAATTGAATAGAGCTTTTTCAATCTTGGAGAGGAACGAAGGATCTATCCGTAACTTGTACCATATCGTAAGAGAGGATAGACTTGTAGGCTTTTGAGCCTATAAACTTGCCATCGAGTTTTTCTATTTCTTCATCGGTGAATGTGGAACATTCGGATAGCTTGTTTTTTACCAAGATATGTGTATCGCATGCATAAGCGCAACCATCTTTAAAATGGATATATGAAAATACAGGTCTGAATGAATCATTATCGCATGCCAAGTCCATTCTTAGGCCTCTGTTGAAATTATGTCTGCGTTTCATCATTTAATTTTTATCGGTTAAAAACTTCTTTGAACTTGGGATTCCCTGCCGCATAACGGCGGACAATACAGTCGCTGTCCTTTGCCAGTTCTGTGAGTACATCGGCGGGCATGTTGGGATTCCCTGCCGCATGACAGCGGACATCACAGTCACTATTTAAGATCTCATTTTTGTCCATTGTATTTCTTATTTAATTGTTTGACTTTATTTCTCATCAATCTTGCCAGCTCTTTATGCCGGTAGTCGTCGGACTTTTCCAACGCTTTTGCCGATCTTTCCAGCAGGCTGACGATTGACTGTATTTCATAGTTTTCATGAATTGATTATTTCATTGACTAATTCATCGGCTTCGCATATCCTTTCGGCTATCTTCTTGAAGATGTTATCATCTGGATATATCCTTCTGATAAACATGGAGGGCTTCTCGAACGGGTTATATACGATGAAATCGCACCAATCGGCTTCAACGCACATGAGTTCGGACATGATTTGGTAATAGTACTTAGGCTCCGTGGACAGGAGGGTATCGTTATCCTTTATCTTGTGGAAGTATTTGGCATATGTGGCCGTTCCCACGCTTTTTATCTCGATTACCCCTTTCTCCCGCTTATTCTCATCGTAATAATATCCGTCGGGGCTGGCTGCGAAATGGGCGATGGTGAGGTGTTTGCACAGTCCTACCTCGACGACACGGCGACCTGTTTTAAGTTCGTATATGCGCCGGGCATCGGGCTCGTTCTCCGTTCCCCATCGCATTTGCTTGGTCGATATGTCGGTCTGGGTGATATAGTCGGAGAAAAAACCATCGTCGTTTATCATAGCTGGGTTGAGCATGCGCTCTCCCGCTACTTGGTAAATATAGTTCATGGCGCATTCTCCGAACCCGTCGCCGCTACGTTTCGTTTTCATTAGGTCGCCTATGCGGCTTCCCGTGAAATAACCGAGGCGTTTCCTGTACCATTCAAGAGTCCTTTGTGCTTCCATCGTCGAACAGTGTCTGTTTAGTTCCTTCCTGATTGATTCCCTCTTTGACACCGGCTGCTTCTCCGGCTATATCTTTGAATTTGCTGCTTTTCGTACCTCGGTATGGCTTCATAATCTCATCTACCGTCGTATCTCCATCTTTGAGGGATTGATGAATACCGGAAAGAAGGGCAATCTCATTGCTTCGTATCTGGGTGATAGTCTGCTTGCCGCACAGTTTTATAATCTCCTCCTCGGTGATGTTGTACTCGTTCTTGAAGAATTCAATCCATTCTGCTTTTGCTTTTTTGAGTTTGTCTTCGTTTGACAGGTCGCCTGTTATAAAATTCTGCGCTGACCGATAGACTTTATCCGTTATGCTCTTGGGTATGACCGAAAAAACAGCATTGCGGTAGGCTATTGCGTTGGCCGCATTGCCAGTTACGGTTATCATGTCGTCGGAATACCGTTTGCCATACTTGTCGATTATGGATCGTCGAACCTCGAATGCGCTTGCCACATTCGTTTCCAAATCCCACGCCGTACCCCGGCTTATAATTTGACGATCGGTAATTTGTACGACTTTGGCCTCTGTACGCATGTTCCCCCAATTCGATACGATTATCTTGGCAAGATGGACAGAAGGGCCGGTAATGGGTTTATTTCCCCGTGGAAGGGCATAACCGCAGGATTGAGCCGTCTCCTTGTCCATTGTCGCCATGACGATGGAGTTATCTATACTCCGCCTAATGTCTCTCGGATATTGCTTGGCCGTGGCTACTTGCGAATCTACATTTGCCCGTTCGAGGACGTCTATTTGCATGACTTGTGGCTGTGCTTGAACCTGTAATACTTCGTACTCTGACATATTTTTTTGTTTAAAGGGTTATGTTTCTTTTATACACCGCATATCCTCCCGGACGGGCGGTGAATATGCTTGATTTATATGGAATTATAGCTACTTATTTAATTCATGATTTTTAAAAGTTCATCTCTGGTAATACAGTTGCGTGTGCCGACTTTTTCAGGCTTGGCGTTAATTGCATTCAAACGCTTCAACAATTCTTTATAAGAACACCCTAATAATTCTGTTGCCTTTCTAACCGGTACATAATCAGGCAAGAACACATCTCCATAGCCTTTCTTTATACCGGATATTGCATGGTTAATTACATCTTCCAATTTTCCGAGCAGCATATTGTTTTCATCTCTCACTACCTTGATGATTGTATCTTCTATTCCCATATCCATTAATCTTTTAATCGTTTTTCCAATCTCATTGACGCTCTTCCTCTCGCATTCCTCAACCTGCACATATCGCCAGTGTCTCCGAATACCTGCACAACGATGAACAACAGGCTGAATAGGATAGAAACCCCGAATTGTCGTATCTTTTTCAAATCGAAAGCCTTTCCCAAGTATCGGCAAATGACATACAGAGTCAATTCACTGCTGGTCGATATACCTAATTTGAGGTATATGTTTTTCTTCTGCGTCTTGGTCGTCCATACAGACTTCCCCAGATTTTCGGCTACCTCTTTGTCTTGAAGCCCCTTTGCGTACTCCTTAGCGACTGCCCATTCTCCGGCAGTCAATATCAGCTCTTTCTCCATACCAATGTCCTCCATTCAGGCATTCCATCGTTCTCCACAGATACTTTACCAACTCCATACTCATAAGAGATGCCCAGCTGTTTCATGTAAGACTTCAACCGGCGATAAGCACTACATGTCTTAATATCGTCATAGAAAGCATCTCCAACCTCCATACGAATCATGTACTTACACTTTCCACGTACTCCTTTCGGCTTGGGTATTATCCGCTTTACATCGGCTATACATCTGAATCCTACTTGTATTTTCATCGTTTCCATATTCTTGTTTTTTATATAATAAAAGGAGCCGACCCTATTGTTTTTTTAGGCTCTGGCTCCCTCCTCGTAACATTCCCGTGTTAGTTCGTTTTCTCGTCCTGCAAACCCGACAGGACAAATGTCGATAATGCAAAGAAAGCCATGCTTATAATGAGCTGTCCGATACTGGCATTGATAAATGCTGCTATTACCCCGAAAAAAGAAGCGAACATGAGCAGCAGGCAGATGGCTATAAATAATCTGTACATATTCTTGTTTTATTCAAATTCAAAACTGTCATTAAACTTGCACATTTCTATTCCGTCCTCGTCGTACACTTCGACCTCGTATTTCACTTCGATGGATCCGTCCACATAATCGGGAGTGAAATAATCGCTGTATGTAACCGTTGTTCCATCGTATGCATCGTATGTTACGTATACGGGTAATATCTCATCGTCAACCTTTACGCCCAAATCGAAGTCGCCATACATGGGCTTTTTCTCTCTTATCCGCTCGCTCACCACATATTCGAGTTGCTTCTCTACTTCTCGGCGAATCTTGTTGATTGTATAGTCGCTTATCGACAGGCTAACCATTTCATATTGCTCCGTTGTCATAGTGTTCACTCCTTTTAGGTATTGTTGCTTATTTCGCTTTTGTTTATCTTTGTATCACATTGACAGTACAAATATAAAGTATAAACCATATATAAACAAGTAAATACTTTATATTTAACAAATATTATACAGTTAAAACTATATATTTATGAGAATAAAAGAGATTATTAAAGAAAAAGGATATACACAAGCACAATTTGCAGAAAAACTCGGTATATCTCTTTCTGCATTAAATCAGCAAATGACTGGTAAACCCTCACTATCAACCCTTGAAAAGATAGCCGAAGCTCTTGGTGTAGAAATATGGGAGTTGTTTATTTCCCCAAAAGAATTTCCCACACAAGGTCTCAAATGCCCTCATTGTGGAAAGCCTATAAAAATCAATATCGAGTAGTTCCCCTGCAACAGATGACTGTTTTCCAACCCGAATCCGACGGGCAGGGGAAATATAGGGTAATGGAAAGCTGTCTGAACTATTCTTGCCTAGAAAGGCAATCCCTTTCTCTCTCCATTTTTTGTTCGTTTCTATTCATTGAACTTGGTGAAGCGTGCCCGGTTGCCGAATTGCCGGATATTACTTACACGTCACGACTTCGTTACTTCACCCCGACCGATCGCAAGTCTCGGCGTTCCCGCTATTGCGACTCTCGGTGTTCGATTCCGTTATTCATTACGCCAATGAGCTAACTTTTATTAGGTATTTGTATTTTTAATTTTATTTACTACCTTTGTTGCATTAACACAATACAAAGATACAGAATATTTCTGCAAAATATACAGATAAAACAGAAAATATTTGGATATTATATATATTTAACACATGAACGCCGCACAAAGATTAGAAGCCATTCTGAATTACTATGGTATAAATGCTAAGTCATTATCTGAGAAATGTGGATATGGTAGGCCGCAAGGAATATACGATGTTCAAAATGGGAAAACAAAAGAAATTTCAACCACAATGGCAAACAAGATTTTATCTGTATTCCCTGAATTAAATAGAGTGTGGCTTCTCACAGGAGAGGGAAATATGATTAATGAAAGAAATAATTCAAGCATTATTGATAGCAACAATAACAATAGAGGAATTATACAAAATAGTCATGGAAATATCAATAATGGTAATATTTCCATATCTTTGCCGGAAAGAGGTCAGCAAAAAATTATTGATCCAGACGGAAGGGTCACAATAGAGGATACCAGTTCAGGCGCTCATGATTACCTGAACGAAATAAATAGACTTAACCAGAGGATACAAGACCTTGAAAGAATTATCAGCGGACATGAAGCTACAATAAAGTCAAAAGACGATTTAATATGTATATTGAGAAGCGAATTAGATAAGAAATGATTTTTGGTTACAGTTTTTTGCTTCTAAATATAGCGAATATAACAATGATTCTTTATACTAAAAACTTAGTTTTACAACATAATTTATAAGTAGATTCATACCTTAAAATATCAAATCCTATGGACTTTAAAGATTCAATCCAACAACTATCTGAAAGAATAGCCAAACAACAAGATGCTATTGTAACGGAAGAGGGAACAAAAAACGCATTCATTATGCCGATGATTGCAGCACTCGGATATGACATTTTTAATCCATTTGAAGTCGTTCCAGAATTAGACTGCGACCTCATCAAGAAGAAAGGAGAGAAGATAGTACACAAAATGCAAAAGAAGAACTTCCTGATGGTGTTGTGTTCAGTGACAGAGATTCAGGAATTGTTACTACACAAGAGGAGATAGATGCTTATAATATTATAAGAAGCATATTGAGAAAAAGTATAGATGCGCAAAGAATAACTTATAAAGACAACAAGACATACTTTGTTGTAAACATAGATAACGGCTATTGGTGGATATGCAGATTCTATTTCGGTAGTCGAAAAAAGCAAATATGTTTTCCTACGGACAATTACAAATCAAAAGAAATGTTCGAAATAGAAACGATAGATGACATCTTCAACTATGAAGATAAACTAATTGAATCCTTGAAAATGGCTTTAAGAGAATAATTAATTTATTAAAATTATCAAGTTATGAAAAATCTTACATTACTCTTATTCAACATCTTACTATTAGCTTTTACCTCTTGCACACAGACAAATGAAGACAAAGCTCGCAGTTTAATAGAAGATCAACTTAAAAAAACAATGAATGATTGGAACAGCTACGAATTTGTAGAGATGACACCCCTCGATAGCTCTTTCAGCGTACTATCAGACAACGAAGAATATTATAATCTTGGATTGAAGTTAAAAGTTTTAGATGCAAAATCAAATTACTTTATTTCAAATGTTAGCTCCGATTACCGGAATATGGACATGTGGACAGATAGTGCGAAACAGGTAATTGCAGAGATGGAATCAGTAAACAAAAGAATGGACGAAATTCAATCATCATTTGTCCCAGAACATAATGGCTGGTGGACTAATTTCACTTGTAGAGGAAATAACAAATTAGGTCAAAAGGTTATATCAAAGACACGTTATTATTTTAACAAGGAAATTACGGAAATAACAGATACTAAAAAGGTTGAATAGTTGTGTCCAAATTTAGATAAGTCATGAAGAATATAGTTGAGAAATAGTGACGGAAAAGAAATAGGTATGCTTTTTAGTTGCTATGCTTTTAAATACATAAAATAGGATTTATTCGCTATAATACTCACTCTATCTCTTTCAACACATCTAACTTGATTTCATCGTCTATGTCACGATAACGGGCAAATGCCTTGCTGCCCTCTACATGACCGCTCATAGACCCGATAATATTCGGGTCTTTTACTTTTTTATAGATATTCCCGATAAATGTACGACGTGCGAGGTGCGAGCTGGCAATCTCATATATAGGCTTTTGCTCCTCTTTCTGCGTTACCGGATTTATAACGGTGACTTTTCTGTCGATGCCCGCCATTCTTAAAATCTTCTTGATGGAATCATTGTATTTTTGCTCAGAGATAAAGGGAAAAAGGGTACGTCCTCCATATTCCTTGTACTTTTCCAATATTTCAATCGCTTTTTTCGTCAAAGGTACACGAGCATATTCCTGATTATCCCCTTTCGTTTTTGTCGGAACATATTCAATAGCCCCGTCATTGATGTTTTCACGAGTTAACCTATACAAATCGCTTACTCTACAACCAATCATACATTGAAAGACAAATATATCACGCTGTATGGCAAGAAAAGGATTGTTCGGCATCGGAAAATTGTACACCCTGTCACGTTCTTCTAAGGCAAGGAAATAAGGCCTCCCATATATTTGCTCCTTTATGGAATAATTTGCAAAAGGGTTGGTCGTTGTCTCCCCCATTCTCACAGCCCAAAGATAGAACACCCTTAACTTCGTCATCATGTTAGCAATAGTATTTCTACCTCTCGGCGATAACTTCTTGACACCCTCATATAACGACGGGTATAATTCTGCTAATCTATACTCGTTTTTTAAATAATCTTCGAAATTAGACAAGTCAAATGCAGATATTTCGAGGCTCCACCTGAATTTTCCTCCATTAAAAATTTCGTAATTTTCATACCGGATCATTATCCGCTTTAAAACATCATAATGTTCCTCTCGCTTCTCATCGTATTGTTTATAGGTTAGGAATTTGTCAAATATATCGAAGAAATCATCATTAACAGGTGTTTCACCATTCACTCTACGCTTCATGGCATTACGCAGCCATTCGCTCGTTGGCTGGTAGTCATCTCCTCTTTCCTCCCATGTCCGAAGTATAAGAGACTTTAATTCATTCACTTTTTCGTTGAAAATTCGTCTCTCTTTATCCGGGTACAACGCCCTCGATTTTATTTCTTCTCTCTTGTTGTCGAAAAGATCTACGTTTATCTGTAAATCGCTTACATAATATAATAATTTTGCCCCCGGAGTAGATAGTCGGAAACGTACATTTACTATGTTATTTTTTTTGCTGGAACGAACGTATGCTTTAACGGTTGCCAT